GAAGATATGTTACCATTTGGATTCATATCAAGCGGCCTCGATGATGAGAGTTTTGTCGATGACAGTGGGGATTTGTGGAGAGTCAATCCGATTGACCACACTGTATAATTTTTAGAATAAGTGAGTTCGTAGTTTTTATAAATAAATACAAAATACTATTAAAATAAAATCAAAGGAGATTAAAAGATGGCATTCCAAGTTAGCCCCGGCGTAAATGTTTCAGAAATAGATGCGTCAACCAGTATTCCAGCTGTAAGTACGAATGTTGGAGCCGTTGTCGGTAGATTCGCCCAAGGTCCAGTAAGCGAAGTGATTGAAGTTTCAAGTGAAGAGCAACTCTTGAATATTTTCGGATCACCCGATGACACTAATTACAAATCGTGGTTTACCGCCGCAAACTTTTTATCATATAGTAATTCTCTAAAAGTTGTAAGAGTTGTTGCCGATGGTAGTAATCAAGACAAAGCAAGAAATGCGTTGTCAGGTAAAGTAACCGCAGCCGCATCCGTTGCAAGTACTCAAACATTTACTGGTCAAGATCAAGATGCAACCACTTTATATGGTTCATCAAGACAAGAATTCAAAATTGACACAACAGTAGCCAGAGGAACAGAATTTAATCTACACACTGGTGTTATAGAAATTGATGGCGATGCAGCTAGTACACAATTCCTACAACCAAGATCCAGTACTGCGATTGCTTCATCTGTTACTTTAGTGACCCCTGCAAGCGCAGCATCCGGTGACCACGCAATAAGAAAAGTTTTGGCAAGTGACATTTCAGTAGTTATGGCTAATGCTAGTATTACAGACACCGCTCAAGCGGGTATTATACCAGCAAATAGATATTCTGTTACTAATAATATGAGTGCAGGCGTATTTACTGGAACTTCGATAGATTTCAATAACAATTTGGGACAAAGAACATCTGCTGGACCATATTTTGTATTTCACCATAGTTCGACAGGTAAGAGATTAGTAACTTCGGGTACTGAAGCAACAGATATGACAGCGGGATTTACTTATCCCCTGTATACTAGACAATCTTCTTCAGACCTAGCAGATTCTGCTACTTATGGTGGTGCGGGATCTTCTCATGTTCATTACTTTACATCGTATGGTGGTGCTGCTAGTGCAGTATCAACCAGCGCAATAACACTGCCGGCAACACACGGACTAGGTGTGGGCGATGTGGTAGTTTATCACACTGATGAGAGTGGGATTGCATCTGGTGGGGTTTCGGAAATCAACCTAAAACCACATACTACTTATTATGTATCTGCTGTTAGTGGTGCTGATGTATCGGTTTCAGAGACATATGATTATGCAACAGAGACAGCAGGAACTTCGGTAACTCTTATTAACTCGACTAGTAACTCTCATGCCCTGTATCAAGCATTTTATATGCCAAGTTCGACCTCTGCAATGAATCACTCAAAATCAACTGCACCTGTTGAGGCTAATATCTCACCATGGCTTGGGGCAGTGGATACAGTGACTATTGTTGTAGCACATCAGTCAACATTTACATTAAATAAAGCTCCTGGCGCTGCAGCAGTAAGTGGAAACTTGATTACATCTATTCAATCTGGAAGTCCAGATGATGCTTTGGGCACTACCGATAGTGATACAACGCATGGTGTTTCTGATTATTCTGTCACTGCTAATAGTACAACTATTACATATACGACAAATTTACCAAGAACTATGCAGACAGAAGTAGTTACAGTACCAAGACAAAAAACATTCAGACTTTCTACAGCTGTAAATACTGCTAATGGAGAAACTGTTGTAGTTAAAATTGGTGATGATATTGCAACAGTCGGATCAGCTTTGGGACAATATATACTCTCAACTGATGGTTTAAACCTGACCTTTGGTGGTGCTGTAGATGATGCAAATTTCAAACCAAAAACTGCCGACACAGTGACAGTAACTATCAGTAGTAGAGTTACAAATAGTTTCGTATATGATTCTGCTTTAGTATTAATGAAAAATTCAAATGATTTTGAAACTTCGTCATTATTTGCAAGTTCTACAACTGGTATGAATTTGACAGGACACGAATTTATTGCAAGATCGCCTGGAATATGGGGTAATAGTTTGCATGTATATTTGGTAGATGAATCATCATACGATCAATTTGTCATTGACGAACCACAAGTAAGTGCAAGTTTATCAGGTGTGCCAAGATCAAATGATGGAACTATCGATGTAGATGAGACAGCAATTCCTAATTCGGAAACAATAAGTCAAGGTCTTAGTTTGATTGTAACACAAACAAACTCTGATAATATTGTAACTGTTGTTGAAGTTTTGGAAAATATGTCTAAAGCAGGAAACGGAAAAAGTAGTGAAGGAAAGAATGTTTACTATGTAGATTTAATTAACGAATTGTCCAATTATATATTCTGTGTAAACCACCCACAAACAACAGGAATGGATTGGGGTCAAAATCTTTCTTCGACAAAAACTGGTTTTGCAAAATTAAACCAAGTTGGATCTACTGCTGATGGTTCTGAACTATATATTTCTAGGCCATTTGGTAATGGTCACAATGGCCAAGCACCACAACAAGCAAATTTTGTGAGTGGATTTGACCTATACAGTGACGCTGAAACTATAGATATTTCATTTTTGTTACAAGGCGAAAGTGCAGACCTTTCAGAGGTGCCAACTGGCATGTGTAATCATATCATAGATGTTGCAGCAACTAGAAAAGATTGTATTGCATGTATTTCTCCAACTGAAAATACTGTTATGCTTGATAGATCTTCTGGAAATTCTGATAATACCATATCCTTCTATAATAGTGTTAGAAAGAGTAATTATGCATTTGCAGACTCTAACTATAAGTATATTTCTGATAAATATAATAATAAATTTAGATATGTACCTTTCAATGCCGACACGGCCGGTTTGATGGTGAGGAGCGCGGCCGATAGGGATCCGTGGTTCTCTCCAGCTGGTTTCAATCGTGGTGTTTATAAAGGCGTTGTAAAAACTATGGTAGAACAGACCAAGGCTAATCGTTATTCGTTATATAAATCAGCTATCAATCCAGTAGTAAATTTTGCCGGACAAGGTACTGTTCTTTTCGGTGATAAAACATTTACAATGAAACCATCTGCATTTGATAGAATTAATGTTAGAAGATTGTTTATTGTACTTGAGAAATCTATCGCAACTGCTGCGAAGTTTACACTGTTTGAATTCAATGACGAATTCACTCGCGCACAATTTACATCATTGATTGAACCATTTTTGCGGGATATTAAAGGAAGACGTGGGATTTATGACTTTAAGGTAGTTTGTGATAATACAAATAACACTCCAAATGTCATCGATTCAAATCAATTTGTAGGTGATATCTTCATTCAACCAGCGCGTTCTATCAACTTTATCCAACTTAACTTTGTTGCAGTACGCACAGGTGTAAGTTTTGATGAAATCGTTGGTGTAGTTTAATATAAATAAAAATAAACAATTAGGAGATAAACAAAAATGGCATTTAATGTAGACACCTTTAAATCAAACTTTTCGGACGGGGGTGCTCGTCCGAATCTTTTCTCTGTTATGCTCACGGCCCCTGCTGGAATTAATATTCCAAATGGTGGGCAATTTGAAGTAAAAGCAGCACAAATTCCTTCTGCAACTATTGCACAGGTAGATGTTCCTTATTTTGGGAGACAAATCAGAGTTGCTGGTAATAGAACATTTGAACCTTGGACTGTTACAATTTTCAACAAAGAAAATTTCGCAGTCAGAAACGCAATGGAGCAGTGGATGCAAAAGATCAATTCTCATGTTAGTAATGATCTTACTCTGGAGGGTCAGGCATATAAAGCTGACGCTATTGTACAACACTTTGGAAAATCCGCTACAGCTCAACCAATTGCAGAATATAAATTCATGGGTCTTTTCCCAACAGAAATCAGTACAATCGAACTTGGTTGGGATACTAACGATTCCATCGAGGAGTTTACAGTAACATTTGCATATGATTATTGGGAACATGCTGGCGTTATCAGTGGTGGTGCAGATCCACTGGCAGGCGTCCGGTAATAAAAACTGATTAGGATATAGTATGGAAGTTAAATTATTTGGGTTTACCCTTTTAAAAACTAATGAAGAAACCAAAGAGCTAAAGTCATTCGTGCCTGCCGAGAGTGCGAATGACGATGGCAACCTTACAGTTTCTAGTAATTTTTATTCAACATCGTTGGATTTAGACGGTGGTGCAAAAAGCGATTCAGAACTTATTGATAGGT